GTACACTCCATAGTCGTAAATTCCCGAAATAGCCTTCGGTACATACCTACGTTTGCATTTATTTATGCAATTTCGTAAGTCGTAGCATCTCTCAAATTAAGTGCAGCATTGAAATCTCTATCTTCGCTATAACCACAATCACATTTGAAAATTCTATCTGAAAGTTTTAAATCTTTCTTGATTGCTCCGCAACAGTGACAGGTTTTAGATGATGGATACCATCTGTCTACAACTCGAAGTTCAATTCCGTTTTCATTGCATTTCGCCTGAAGCTTTATTCTGAATTCATAAAACTTCTGCGAAGCAACTGCCTTTGAAAGATGTTTGTTCTTCATCATTCCTGATATATTTAAATCTTCTATCGTTATATAAGATGGTTTGGTTTTCACTATCTCTGCGATTGTTTTATTGATGTGATCCGTACGAATGTTATCAATTTTATGATGAAGTTTCTGTACTTTAAGCCTCTGTTTTTGTATATTTGCTTTTTGAGTAGATTCTCCTTTCTTTAAATTTTCATACTTTCGAGAAAGATTTTTCTGTTCTCGAATAAGTTGTTTTCCAAGTTTTTTTAATCTTACTGATCTATTAATGTTCTTATAAATTTTACCATTGGAAACAATGGCAAAATCCTTTATCCCTAGGTCGATACCAATTCCTTCATTGAAACTATTAGCTATCTTGTTATTTGGAATTTCTACAAGAGCTGAAACATAGTATCTACCAGCTTTTATTGACACATGACCGCTTTTAATTACATATCCATCTTTTGTTGTTGGAATATATCCTTTTTCTTTAATGCGAACCCAACCAAGTGATGGAATATTGATCCTGTGTCTTTGACAACGGCAATCTTTTGGATTGTTCTTTACAAAATACATTTTCACATCAGATCTATTCTTCTTTTTGAATCTAGGGAAACTACTCTGATGTTTAAAAAATCTTATAAATGCGGCTTGTCCATTATTTACTGCTTGTGTTACTGCTTTTGAATAAGCTTCCTTAATCCAAAAACATTCTGGATGCTTTGGAAGATACTCATTGTTAAGCCATACTCTAAATTGGTTACTGCTCATAAACTTTTCGCCTTTATTATAAAGCTCTTTATTATGAGCAAGGTAGAAGTTGTAAATATATCTACAAGTTCCTATTGTTTTACGAATTTTGGCTTTCTGCTCCTCTGTTGGATTTATTTCTGTCTTGAAGCTCTTTAGCAATTTCCTCATCCCTTTCTATTTGTTTTTTATACTTACGAAGCCCATACAGCCTACAAGAGAACACATGGAGTATTGAAACAATATCCTGCACAAGTTCTTCTTGTGGTGATAGTTCCTCATTGTTTACTACCACTATAGTCGTATTAAACTTCATACAGCATTTTTCAAACCAATCATAACTAAATCTAATAAATCTATCTTTATGGGTTACTATTATGGTTTTAATTTTTTGTTCCATTACTTCATCTAATAATTTGTTCCACTTTTTACGGTTGTAATTAAGACCACTTCCATAATCTTCAATACACTGGTCTACAATAATTCCTTTTGCGTTACAAAACTGTCTTAAAAATGCAACTTGATTTAGTAAATCATCTTTTTGATTTCTTGTAGACACTCTAGCATAAATAACTACATGACGCTTATCATTTTCAGTATTTATACCTTTAAATTGTAGATACTGGTCATAAGTGTAATAGCGTCTATTAGTTGGAGTTCGGTTTGCTTTTAGAGTTCCTTCTCTGTCCTAACGTTGTAATGTCTTAACAGATACACCTAAAAATTCAGCAAAATCTTTTGGCTTATAATTTGTGATATTTGATGTATTCATTATAGCACTCTCCTTTGAGTATATTTAAATACATTTAATCACATTTGTTAATTATTTTAGATTCTTAATATTTCCTCCTAATATCTTTGTCTTTATACTTCTGTCACTTATATCATAAAATATTATTTAAAAAATTGGTTGTAGAACCGCCATTGTTGATCAGTGATGATAAAACAAACTCCTTCAAAACAAAATATGATATAAATGTTGCAACCAATATAGTGATCAACACAACATACACGATCATATCTTTCTTCGTATTCGGATAGCTCATCATTGCAACGATCATATAGATCATCCCAAGGACTCCTCCAACTACAATGATCAGAATCGCGAACTGATACATTCCTAAAAACAATCCTAAAATTCCAAGGATCCATCCAAGACTTAATCCCAAAGATCTCATTCCTGCGATCTGACAGCTCTGAAACCAATTGATATCCGCTCCTGCCATCGCTTTCATTAATCCCATGACAAGTGCTGCGATCACAAGTGATACGATGATCGCGATAATTCATTTTTCTTCGTTCTCTTCTCCTCTTCTCTCGTAATACCGGTCAACACCATCTGCAATTCCTTCTGCAAGCATTGATTGATAATGATTGTCCGATAACTTCTGGTCTTCCTCTGGGTTTGACATAAATCCCATCTCAACGATCGTCACTGGAATCTTACTCCAGTTGATCCCTGTCATCTCATCTGTCTGCGTTACACCGCGGTTCACTGCCCCGGTCCTTCTGCATAATGTACTTACCACACATTCTGAAAGTTCCTGACTATCTGCAGCGATCGATCTGCAATATGGATTCGATAATGTCGGACTCATTGTCAACGCCCCATTTGCAGACTGAGAATCTGCACTATTGCAATGAATCCTTAATAAAATATCTGAACCACTTTCATTTGCCATAAGAGCACGCTTTTTATTGCTGAGTGACACATCATTCGTCTCACGGATCATATATACGTCATATCCTCTCGCGATCAATGCACTTTTTAGCTTTAACGAAACTTCCAAATTCACCTGATATTCTGTTCGTTTTGTGACAACACCTTCGGTTCCTGAGGATACCATCGGTTTTGTCTTATCAGAACCAGGTCCGATCGCTTCTTTTTCACTCATCTGTTTCCTTTGGTGTCCTGCATCGATTGCAATCTTTATACGATCTTCCTGTTGTTTTGATTGTTCCTGATCAACCGTTACTTCATTCTTTTTTTGTGTTGTCTTTTGCTTGATAATCTCTGTTCTTTTTTCTGTCGTTGGTTTTGGATGATCTTCACTGATCATTTCATCATCATTGCTGCATCCAGCACAGAAAAAACAAAGGATCATACATAAGATCATGATCTTCCATATCTTTTTCATACCTTTTATCCCTCTCATTTATAATGCTGCAGTTGTTCTATGGCTCTACAACATGAAGCTCTCCTGTCACAGAATCCATAACATATCCAGATATCTTCACATCTTTTGGGATCAATGGATGTTTTCTCAACATTTCCACAGAATCTTTTACAGAACTTTCCACACAGTCAAATCCTTCCAGCCATGTATCAAAATCAATACCACAATGACGGATCAGCTCAATCTTCTCCTCATCGACTCCTCGATCCATCATATGTTTTATCATCATATCACTATTAATATGCTGTACTCCACAGTCAGTGTGTCCAATGACCATGACTTCTTCAATCCCAAGTTCAAAGATTCCGACTAAAACACTTCGTACCACACTTCCGAAGGCATGACTTACTACCCCACCAGCATTCTTGATGATCTTCACATCTCCATTCCTGATCCCAAGGGCTGCTGGCAAAAGTTCTGTCAACCTTGTATCCATACAAGTGATGATTGCGATCTTCTTGTCTGGATATTTGCTTGTCTTGTATTGTTCATACTTCTTTTCTTCTACAAATTCTTTGTTATACTTTAAGATTTCATCTATCATAACTTCTACTCCCTACCTCAATGTAATATCTGCCGTTTTTCCCTTGCAGGCTTTTAAATAATCTTCGGTCGTAAGTTCAATCTGGATTCCATTTTTACCGCCGCTTACAATGATCTTCTCCTGTGCATTGGCGCTTTCATCGAGCACTGTTGGATAGTCTTTCTTCATCCCGATCGCTGTGCATCCACCACGGATATATCCCGTGATCTTGTTGATATCCTTGACATGGATCATCTCCACAGACTTCTCACCTGCTGCCTTCGCTGCTTTCTTAAGATCTAATTCCTGATCGATCGGAATGACAAATACAAAATACCCTCCACCTTTTCCTTCAGTCACGAGGGTTTTAAATACTCTTTCATATGGTTCATTTAACATATCTGCGATGGTAATTCCATCAATAAATTCTTTACATTCATAACGATGTACTTCAAATGGGATCTTTGCTCTCTCAAGCATCCGCATTGCATTTGTTTTTGGTTCTTTCTTTGCCATCTTATAATGTCCTCCTTACTGATCGTTTTATCTGGCAAAATTTACTTTTGACATTCTCATCATATTTTACCTTGCAAATACTCCATAGATCAAAGAAACATAACATGCAAAATCTCCGATTCTTTTTCTTTGATATCCAAGTTCTTCTCTCCATTTTGCTTCTTTGCCATGCTCTTTTGTATATGCTGCCAATTCATCTAAAGAATGGATCACGCTATCGTGCATCACTGTCCTATCATCATTGCTTCTGTCTGTCTTCGGTGTGATCTTCCAATGTGCGCGGAGGCTTCCATAATCGATCATACAATGAAGTGCATGATCCCATAACTTGTCATAGATCTCATCTTCTTCAAGATTCTCTTCTAACAGTTCTTCATAAACCTTCATCGCCTGCTCAAATTCAAGATCATCTGGCATTTTTAGATAATTCTCATATATAAAATCTTTCTGCATAATGGCCTCCTTTATTTCTTTGGCATACATTTTTACACTACTTGTGCACATTATATCATATTTTCTCATATAGTGAGAGTAAAAGATCTTCCGAGGATATTTTTATGCCAGAAATACAAACTAACAATCTTGTCGATCGTGGACAGTTAAAAATACAGGTAACTTCAAGACAAAGAGCCGTCCCAATCCCTAACGCTACGATCGAGATTTCTTATACTGGTGATCCTGATTCTGTTCTTGAGACTGTATCTACTGATGAAAATGGGCAGACACCTGTCGTTGACCTCCCTGCTCCTCCCGTGGAATACAGCATGTCTCCGAGTGAAAATCAGCCTTATTCTGAATATAATCTAAAAATACATTCTGATGAATATAAACCTGTCACGATCTCAGGTGCACAGATTCTTTCTGGTGTGGAAGGCCTGCAGCCTGTTTCCATGATTCCTGAAGAAACCCACACTCCAACAGAAGAACACCCGATCGTGATCGGTCCGCATACCTTATGGGGTAATTACCCTCCCAAGATTGCGGAATCTGAGATCAAGCCAGTCAACGAAAGTGGTGAGATCGTTTTAAGCAGGGTTGTGATTCCTGAATATATTATTGTTCATGATGGTCCTGTCGGTGATAAAACTGCGCAGAATTATTATGTTCGCTATAAAGATTACATCAAAAATGTTGCCGCCTGTGAGATTTATTCCACTTGGCCAAGGGCAACGCTTGAAGCAAATATTCTTGCGATCATGTCATTTACTTTGAATCGTGTGTATACAGAATGGTATAGAAATAAAGGGCATGATTTTACGATCACATCTTCTACAGCTTATGATCATAAATTCATTCCTGGAAAGACAACTTATAATTCTATTAATACGATCGTTGATGAAATTTTTGCAGATTATCTGTCTCGTCCGAATGTGAGACAGCCGATCCTTACGCAGTATTGTGATGGAAAGAAGGTGTCTTGTCCCGAATGGATGACCTTACTGTAAGTGCGTATAAAGTTTTTTATAAGAAAAAAATAGCCAGGAAATCCCTGACTATTTTCGCTTTTCAACAAACTCTTTCATCATCTTTGTTAACTGGCTTGCCTGGCTGACGCCTTCTTCTTCACAAGCTCTCGCAAATTCTTCTACTACTTCTCTTTTTAATTTATAAGATTTTGACATCCAACCAGCTTTTTTCTCATATTTTTTTGTTGCTATTGTTTGTGGTGTTGGTTTTCCTACTGGCACGCTATCACTCCTTTTCTTTTAAAAGATATATCATATTTATTACATTACTTACAATATTGGTAATCAATGCTATACCTGTAAACAAATCTAATCCATTTTTGACTGCCAAATAACACAAGCACATAAATGTTATCCAGGTTGATATTGTTATTACTTTAACCATAGACATTTTTTCACAGATGATTTAAAATAGGCAGTGGGTAGTGGGATTTACCCACCACCTTGCGATTACTTAAAGAATGCTTCGTATATCATGCATATCGTAGTTACCACACTTTGAATGATGCTGAATACGAGAACCGCTTCTTTAAGTTTTCGCTTTTTCTTTTTCTTGCTCATCTGCTTCTCACCTCCTTATGTATATATAATAACATATGGTGCACCATATGTTAATGTTTTTCCTAAATTTTCATTATTTTTTTGCATAAAAAAAGACCAGGGATTTCTCCCCGGTTTCATTATTTTTTTCTGTTTGCGTACAATGCTTTGCATGTCTTCTTGCCACAGTAAGATCCTGCTGTGCTCCATCCTAATCGTTTCCAATATCTCTTAAGCTGTGCGGTTGTCATTTTTTCCCAAATACCATCTACTTCGATATTTGTTCCTGGTGTTAATTCGTTCAATTTTTTCTGCATCCATTTGATCGCACCTTTATCGGACGTCTTCTTTACTGTTGTATATTTCTCTGGATCATACGCTGGTCTTGCAAATCCGCGGATTACACTCTTTCTTCTTGTTCTTCTCATTACTGCACCGCCGTTATCATCGCTACTCTTAGATGTATTTCCTTCAATTGTCGTATATGTTCCATCCTTGTTTGCTTTTTCCACAATTCCAATATGACTCGCTCTTCCTTTTCCAAAATCCATCAAGCAGAGATCGCCTGCCTGTCCAGTTGAGTGCCAGCGATCATGTTTTTTGTAATAATTCTCTACATCCGGACAATATGCTGTTTTTTTGCCCCCGAAGAACAGATCGGATGCATTACACATCCTAAAGATATCCCATACAAATGCGCAGCACCAAGGATAAGAACTCCCTTTTACACTGTGCCCATAGTAATCTGTGTTAAATTTTACATTATTGCTGTTTGCTGGGTTTTCTTTTGTTCCAATGTAGCTTTTTGCTTTTTTAAGAATTTTGCTTGCTTTTGCCATTTATTCTTCCTCCTCATCATTTTCCAGAATATCCGTCTGGTGCTCTACCTGTGATCTAATATTTTTCACTAATGGTTTTAAAAATCCTGGAATTGGAACACCGATATCTTGGATGTTCTCCAAAATTGATATCACCTCATTACATGTAATCCAGATCGCCACAATGCTTGCAATCAAAAACTGAACCTTTATGTCAATTCCTATTTGTGCAGTTGAATACTTAATCATTTCATCGACGATCGCACCAACTACGACAAGCAACCACATTGCAATTTTTTTAAATATTCCACGAATAGATCTATAAGAATTTATATCCTGGTTTCTAAATTTGCTTGCGATCAATCCAGTTCCATAATCAACCAGATTGCTTGATACCATTAGTCCGCATGGAATTGCTAATATTCCTAACAAAGACGATAAGAATGCCAATATTCCCGTCATGATTGCTTTAACATAATTTGCCTGTTCCATATTTTTCTTCATGACCTCACTTTCCTTTCCTTAAAGAAAATTTAATTTTTGCATAAAAATAAGACCATTCCTGGTCTTTCTCTAATTCTTATCATGTTGTTCCTCTGTCTTTCAACTGTTTATGTGTATAAGTCGCTAACTGTTTGTGTGTATAATTTTTGTTTAAGTAATTATGCGTAACAATCGTTACAGAAATCTTTACTTTTCCATTTACAACAACAGGATTTGGAGACAATTCAACTTTTTCAATTTTTATCATTAAATTACCTCCATCTTCTCCCTGTTTTTTATAATTTCATCTGCAATTTTTAATTCTATTTCTAAGGTGTACATCCTGCTTTTTTGCACTGGTTGTATTTTTACATCAACATAATAACCATTTTTCTCTTCGTCTTTTTCGATTGTACAAACGCCTGCTGCCTCTTGCTTGCCATTATGCAACAACGAAAATTTTGCATCCTTTATCACAAAATAATCATATTGACCTATTGAATGAACAAAATACTTTACATGTCTGTCCTCTCCTAATATGAAAGTTATCATCTTTGTACCTCCTTACATTTTGGGTACATCCTATTGAAGCATATTTTCCTTTCAACTTTTTCAAACAAGTATCCGGAAAGTGGCAACTGATGCACGCAAATGTTTTCACCTTTTACAGTATATAATAATCTTGTTATAAAGCTTTGGTTCCCTGCTTCGTCCTCTGCTATTACTTCGATCACATATTCTCCATCTATATCAAGTGGGACTGGTACATTCCACCAGTCCCCTTTGCTATGATCATAATTCACTTCTATGCCATCGACCTTTCCGAATACTCTTTTGACCATACTCATCTCCTAGTTTGTAACTTCTACACTGATCACGAATGTTTTTCCACAATCTACTGGATTTGGTGTAATCGTTACGCTCTTAATCGTAGGTGCCACTGTATTTAACGTAACGGTACGTGTTACTGTAGTTGTCTTACCAGCACCATCTTTTGCGACAACTATAATTGTGTTTGTACCTTCTGCAAGAGTAAGAGCCTTGTTGAAACTTCCATCGCTTCCAACTGTGACTGCTTCTGCTGCTCCAGAATTAAGCTTAACTGTAACTGTTACAGGACTTGATGTTGCATCGTTGGTTGTACCTTTTACTGTGCATGCAGACTGATTTGTAACAAGTTTGTCCGTTGGGCTGGACAACGTTAATACAGGTGGAACTGTATCTACCTTAAATGACGTTGAGCTTGTAGCTGCTGCATTTCCATCATAATCACTTGCATCAAGTTTGATTGTGTGACTACCATCAGATAATGCTGTTGTCGGTGTATATGTACACTGATATCCTCCGGTGATTGCCGTTTTGGCAATTGAATCTCCTGTTATTTTTGTTTCACTATCAATCGTAATTCCAATTGTTGCCGGATTAACTCCTGAATCTGCATCTGTTACCTTCCAGGTAATCGTTGGTTTATTATTCGTTAAGTATGTTCCAACTGTCGGTGCTGTTATCGCAATAATAGGTGCAACTTTTTCTTTTACTTGTAAACGTAAAGATTTTCCAAGAGTTGCATCTGCTGCATCTTTTGTTGTTATGTTTCCTGCAACATCGGTTGCTTTTACTGTTACTCCGTAATAATGTCCGGATTGATTGTACGAGCTCTTAGACGGAGCTGTTACCGTAGCTTCATACTTTCCACTTGTACTGTTAAGTGTTAACGTATACGTTTGACCGTTAATAGTCGCTTGTACTGTTTTTACAGCCATATCTTTTTCTCCTTTTTATCTGTTTTTATTCAATAGCACAACTAAATTCTGACTTAAATAACAGAATAGAATTTACAATTACTAGCATAGATTCAAAATATGCATTCACCGGAAACAGTTATAAACATAATGGAAAAGTATATATAAATGGATATTTCCATTGCAATTCTCCTAGTGTTGGGATTACAACTTGTTTTTTTGTTCCAGAAGGTTTTAGACCTAAAATAAAATGCGGATCGGCTTGCTATACCGATGATGATGTTAATTTTAATAATATTGGTGCTGTTAAAATTGACACAAATGGTGATATAACAATATATTTTCCTACAGTGTACTCAACATGTGTATATACCTCCATAGTATATGATATAGATTAATTTAATTTACGATAAATCATAAAATTAATCCTAACAACACCGTTTGTATCACTGGATAATCCTATGTTTATATTTAAATTTGTATTATCCCATTGTAAAGCAGCACCTGTTACCAGACCTTGATACGCATTCCAATCACCGTTGCAAGCTGCTATATATAACTTTTCGTTATTTATGTCTGATATTTGCATGCCTAATGCTTTTGCAATTTCAGACTGACATCTTTGCCAGTAAATCATTTTGTTGTTTGTTCCAGAAAATACTTTTGATAAAAATGCTCTTTCAGAATTTAGCTGCGCAATATCATTCGCATTTGCTTTCATCTTCTTATCAATAATATCCATGTTATCATTCTGCACATCGACATCGTAGAAATCTGCTCCGTCCGGTTTTGTTAATCCGTAGTTCGTTGTCTTTGTTGCCATCTTTATTCTCCTTTCAGAACAGTATTTCTAACCTGTTCATGTGTGTATTTTTTCAAATAATCATGTGTAAATGCATGTAATGTTTCGTGCTGGTTGTATCGTAACCCTATGTCCATTGTCATGTTCATCGGAACAATTTCATCCATTAATTTTTCAAAATCAGCATACATTTGCTTCCTTGTTAGTTCCACTAAACATTTCAGTTCCATTTCTTCTGGCAATACTACCAGTGTATAATTTCCATTGCCCAGTAGATTATTTAAGCGATTTAAGAGATCGTTGTATGTATATGGATAATCGTCGTACCATTTTATTAGCACTCTAAATCTTCGATCTTCCAGGCTATCTGTATCCTGCGGCTGTATTTTTAGGATTTTTTCTCGTCTCGATATTCCGTATTCGGTTGCTGTGCGAATACAAGTATCAAGATCTCTATCCCTTATTTCTTTTTCCAGGCGTTGCCCAACCTTTTCTTCTGCTGCATAAATTGCCATGATTTCATCTATGTTTTCTATTGCTGCCGGGATTTCTAACTGCATGACACCGCCCCCTTTATTGGTATTACATTTTCTTGCAACGTAATGTTTTCAGTACCGCCATTTATGAGTACGTTTGTTACGTCTGTAATTCCGTCAATATTGTATATCGCGTTTTCTATTGCTGCCCTTCTCACAATAATCGAAGTTGTATCAACCCATGTTTTTCGCAGTGATAACATATATTCTTCGATCGCATCTTCAATCTGCGTTTTCAAACCTTCTGCTGAGTATCCAGTATCGTAAGTCGCTACTGCTGATACATTTACTGTATACTCATTTACGGTTGATATGATCACAGCATGACCTATCGGAGCAATTCCAATTCCTTCTCCATGATTTTGTACCGGATCTACTTGCGTCTGTACTGAATCTATCAGCTCCTTCGATGCTTTTCTGTATTCATCTGATATGATAACAGTTGATATACTGCTGCCTTTTCTCCTGTATGTCTTTTCTCCACCAACTCCATCGATCGCTTCTACTTCTTCTTTGTAGTATGCTTTGTTTCCTGCAAACGGTTTAATTCCAAAAGAATCTTCTATTCGCATCCTGTAAGATTCTTCATCTTCTTCGTCTGTTCCTGGAACCAATAATTTCGTCAACTGTGCATCTTCTAACTCGTCGATGTCGTCCAGGCACATAAGATCTCCGGTCCATCCATTTGGTTCTGTTCCTGCATCTTCACATTCCAGTCTATACTTATGTTCTTCTTCATTGATCACATCTGTTACAATGTAGTTGTAATCATCTCCGCTGAATTCCGTTCCAATCGGTACAGTTGCATTAAATACACCTTCAAATTGTGCTGGTGTTGCTTCTTCTATGTACACACCTTTTTCTTGTCCGAATCTTACCAAATGATCCAGATCAGCAGTGTCGCTGTACTGATTATCAACAAGTGCCGACAATTCTGTATATACTTCTTCCAGTCTTGCTCCGTGTTTTGCACATGAGTGATAAATTAGTGATCCCTCAGATGTATCCAATCCATCTGGCATTTCTTCCATCATTTCTTCCATGATCACATCCATTGTCATATCTTCATACATCTATATTCATCTCCTCATCTCCATACTCTGTTAGCAATCTGAATTTTATATTCATTGTTTCTTTGCTTCTGTCTACTTCAAGATCTGTTATGCCTGTGATATAGGCATTCGGTTCCAAGCATTCTGTTATGAGTCGATTTATCTCGCTTTTTACATATTCATCAGAATGCGTATATCCTATCAAATCATTGATTTCTGATCCGTATTCCCACGAATACTGCACAAAACGATATCTTTCAATTTTAATTGTAAAATACGCCCATACAGCTAACGCTCTTGCTCCTTCTGCTATTTTCCCATTTAGTTTTCCAGAAGAGAAATCAATATCATATTCTTTCGGATAATATTCAATTTCTTCTTCCTCTTCTAATTCTTCTGTATCTTTCTCAAACGGAAACATTACGCACTCACCACCTTGCATATAACTACATATTCTTCATCGTTTATCTGTACGATCAGAACTTTATCTCCATTTTTCAGAGATAATCCTTCTGTAATTAAATAATCATCTTTGTCCAATTTCTGTCCATGATGAATTACTTGTCCATCTGAGACATAAGCAATTTCAATTGATGCCGGATTATCTTTTTTTCCTTGTTTTCTCATAACTTCTAACATTCTTTCATATGCGTTCATTACAAGATTCTCCTTCCCTGCATCCAATGTTTTGCATAGTAACCATTTTGTAAGCTACTTATTCTTACTCCAGCATTAGAACAATGAATAAATTTATTAGATCCGATGTAAATGCCAACATGCGATGGTCCTGCTTTGTATGTTCCCTGGAAGATTACAAGATCTCCTTTTCTCAGATCTTTTTTCTGTACCTTACTTCCTCTTGTCGCCTGAACGTTTGCACTTCTTCCTATCTGCTTCCCTGTCGCCTTTCGAAATACAAATGACGTAAAACCTGAACAATCACTTTTTCCCAAATCAGGTGACGATGCTCCAAATACATAGTTTACTTTTCCTATGTATTTTTTGGCTTTTGATATTACTTTATCTGCTTGCTTGGTATCAACTTTCTTTTGTTTGAATCCTGTTCCATTTCCTATGATCGCATATCCTGTTCGTTTTCCAAATCTGTTGCACTGAGCTTTTGTTTTCATGAGCAAGTCAAAGTGATACACGCCATTTACAATTTTTATTGCGCCACCACGATCATTAGCCTTATGAACTTTTTTATCTCTGCTCGTTTTTGTTCCAAGCACTTGTATTTGCGTTCCATATTTCACAGAACCAGGTGCAGCACATGTATATTTACTTGGATCAAGCTTCTTTCCTTTACAATCATAATATCCACCCTCCATTTTATTTGATGCCGGATAATATGCTGTAAATAAGGCTTTCACTTTTCTTCCGTTTAATATGCCTGTACTTACAGTTCCAGAACTTGAACTTGATTCGGCATCATCACTTTCTGTTTCCATGATATTTTTAAACGCCAGTTCTAGCGTCATTGTATGGATTCCATTTTCAAAAGTGTGTGAATCATTTTCAATCCAAAAATTTCCGTCAAGTCCAGAATCTACATCGTGAATTTTGATTCCATAACCAGAGATACACCTTATATCTCCAATTGCTGTTAGAGATGCTGTTTTTTCTAATCCTGTTAAGGTATTCTTTGCTTCTTTTTTTCCATTTCCTTTTTCAACAGATAAAGAATCCTGAAATGTTCCATATGTGCTGATCCAGTTTTTATTAGATACTGTACCGATTTTTTTGTTCTTGGAGTTGTAAATTGCAACCTTGTTGATCATGTTATCAGTTGTTTCTTCATAACTTGATTCTGTTATGCCTTCGCTTTGATTTAGCGTAACATCTAACATTTTTCCTTTTTTGATCACTGATAATTGTTCACCTTCCATTAAAATCTGGTAGTTTGTTCCTGTTTTTTTTCGGGCTTTTGTATACGCTGCAAGAATCATGTTGTAATATTCTTTATCTGTAAAAAGCATTTTCTTAATTTTTACTTTTGTTTTTGCAATGTTTTTTACTTTAATTTTCAGATCTTTGCAAATCAGTCTTGTGATCTGTTCAGGCGTTTTTTTCTTGAATTTGTACGTTCCTTTGCTCCTGGTCATATACAATAAATAATCGTACGCTGTATAGCTTATTGTACCTGCTTCGCCTTTTCGTTCTCTTTTTGTAACTTTTCCATGAAACTTTTTCTTGGAACTATCATAAAAACAAATAAGATCGCCTGTTTTTATGTTTGGCGTTTTTACATTCGGATCTCCTGCTGGATTTGGAAGAGCAAATTCTAAGGATCGTGCAGATGAATAAGCACTTCCTGACCACGTTACTGTATTAACCAGATCAGATATGTCATTTCCTTTCCATGTAATTTTCATACCGTTATCACCAACTTCGTTCCCTGATAAATATATCTTCCTTTACTACTGCTTCTTCTACCATGTTTTTTTGCCGCTTTTTCGATCACGCTTTTATTCTTTGCATAGATCTTCGAAGCGTTGGCAGATTTTCCTGTTTTGCTCTTGGCAATCTTTTTTAATGTATCTCCAGATCGAACGGTATATTTTATAGTCTTTTTACTCTTTGAGTTTCTTTTCTTTCCAGATTTCTTTTTTACTTTTTTCCCTCCGGATGTTTTTTTCTTTGTTTCTGAATAAGATATTGTGATGTACTCTTTTAAACTGATTGTAAATGCTGCATCTCCTGATCCATCTTCTTCTCCATACTCCAAAGATTCTATAGATACATACTTGTTAAAATCTGCTCTTCCAGTTATCACAAGTGTCGGAGTGATCTTGTTCTGTTTCCAGTCCTTTATCTTATTGATGTACGTATATGGATTTGTATTAAATCCTTTGTACTGACAAAAATCATATTCCTGAGCCGGAAAAAAGGAACTTAGCTCTACTGTTTCTAAGTTCCTTTCACCTAACAGATTTATTTCGCCTTTTCGATGCACGTTCTCTGATGTATTATTCTGCGAAGTTCCAATTTTAAAACTTGATGGCAATACCGGGAACCGGATCTTGTCATTTCCATTGTTTAACCATATTTCCATAACGTTCTCCTTATGCTGGTACTGCTTCTAGTTTGTCTGCAATTCTTTCAGCAATTTTATCAATGTCAGCTTCTTCTCTTACGATGATTGTGTCCGCAAGTTTTTCAATCTTGTAGACTTTCTTTCCTTCATTTCTCGCCATTCTGACCGAAGCATCATGCGGATATACTCTGCTTCCTCTTGGAAGATCTACAATTTCTCCACCTTTCTCATTGATCTGCGCAATTCCACCGCTCCAGTTATTTGTTCCTTTTGCTAGCATTGGAATCTTAGGAATATTGATACCGTATTGTTTTCCACCATATTTTCCAGGCACCCATGATGGAATTTTTACGCTAACTTTATTTAATCCACTGATCGCTGTATTCACAAGTCCAATCACTGTATTAAGTGGAGCTTTTGCAATACCAACAAGTGCTTCAAATGCTCCCTTGAATATATTTTTTACTCCATTCCATGCCTTTTTCCAGTTTCCAGTAAATACGCCTGAAATAAATTCTATAATTCCTTTAAATGCTGTTGTGACTCCATGCGCAACATCAATCGTCGATTTCAGCCATCCAGCATATCTTGCTACTACAAATCTCAAAACAATATTAAACGTTTTTTTAAATGCTCCAGAAAGAAATGTTGCTACTGGCCTTAAGCCACTTATAATCTTTCCTGCTCCTTTTCCTATTGTTCCAAATGCTGAACTAGCTGTCTTAGCAATGCTCTTTACAGTTGATCCTAGTTTTTTCGTATCAACGCCTGCTGCATTCAGTGCTGTGACTGCCGTTTTTTGCATATTTTTTGCTGCTGCCGTAATTTTATTCCAATTTTTGTATACCAAAACTGCAGCAATTGCAATTCCTGTCAAAATTAAAACAATTTTTCCACCCGGAGTAATTAAAGAAGCAAAACTTTCTGCCCCTTGGACAGTTTTTATCATTCTTCCGACATTCCAATACAGCGCACCAACTCCTTGTGTTAGTTTCGCGATAATCACGATCGCCGGACCAACTGCCGCTACAATCAATGCTACTTTCACAATAAATTTCTGCGTTTCTGGAGACAACTTCGAAAATCTATCTGTCAACTCGCTGAGCTTGTTCGCTGCCTTTGTTGCTGGCGGTACTACTACCTGTAATACTGCACTTCCAAATACAGTTAATGAATTTTTTACAACATTGATTGTTTTTCGAAGCTTACCCATAGATGTCTGCATATCTTGTAAAGCTTTTTCCGTTGATCCCTGAGCTTTCCCCATCTTTGCAGTCTTCTCTTTGAACGTTTCATACTGGCTTCCAGTCAGTGCCAACGCTGCGGTTAATGCTCTTGAATTGCTAAAAAGCTGAGCCATCTTATTTGACTGCCCACCTGTTTCTTTCTGCAAGATTTTCAGCACTCCCTGCATTCCTTCTGCTTTTATCATAGCCTGACCATTTTCATAGCCGTATTTCTGCATCAGTTTGCTCATGGATTCTGTTGGTTTTAACAAACCTGTGAACAACCCTTTCATCTGTGTTGTAACTTCCGCAGTATTGCCAGTAACACCTGTCAAGGTTGCCATAGATCCAAAGAGTTCTTGGTATGACACATTTAATGATTTTCCCAACGGGAATAGCGGTTGCATCGATGCCGCTAATTCTTTATAGGTTGTGACCCCTAATTTCTGAGTCTGAAAAGCCATGTCTGAGATGCTTTGTGCTGTTTTTACATTTACACTGTCATACCCCTTCATAGCAGAGCTGATCAGTGCCACGGATTCCTGTACAGATGATCCGCCACCCTTTGCAGCTTTTGCCGCAACATTGAAAATCTTTTGTGTTTTTGTTCCAGAGTCTCCAATACTGGAAATCATCTGGTAAACTCCTTCGGATATCGTATGCAGTGCTATGCCTGTTTCATTTGATGTCTTGATTGCCATGTTTTTATAGCTTTTCAAGTGATTATGATTATCGAGCAGTGTGTTTACCTGCCCCATATCCTTTTCAAATGTGTCCGCCATTTTTCCAGAAGCGGCCATGATTCCGATAATCGGCACCGTTACCTTTTTTTCCAACGATGTCCCTACGGATTCTAAGTTTTTTCCAGTTCGCTTGATGCTATTTGCCGTTTTCTGGATCTGTCTTCCCTTCGCTTGCATTTCTGCGGTTGCTTTGGAAAGCGGAGAGGAGAACTTATCCACTAAACGCAACGTTGCATCTACAAATCTATTTGCCATTTAGTTGTTCATTCTCCTTCCTTATATCTTCAATCTCCTGATGCACAAAAGCAGCCATGATCATTTGCTCATGACTGCTCATTTCTGTAAAATCTCTTGGTAAAATATTATGAAGACGGAATAACCAGTACATGGTATTGATCTCTCCGTCTTCGTAAATTAGTTTTTTACATCATTCTCTGTTGCTTCGTCTTCCTGGTCCTTGTAAAAATTATTGATTGCATCTGAGATCTCCTGTATCTCTCCATCAAACAATAATTCAGCTAAGTCTTTTGGTGTTGCTGCTCCAAAATGTTCTAAAAGTCTTTCATCTTTTAGGTTTGGTTCTTTTACTCCGTCCATCAATACAAGGAGATCTGAATCATGTGCATTTACCAGGAGTAAGTTTCCTTTCTTGTCCAATGTATTTAATGCACGTTCTCTCAGCTTTCTTTCTTTGACTTTTCGCAGCGTAATCTCTCCATCTCCAGTCAGTCGTTCCATGTTCTTACTGTGATATGTTTTTGTACATTCTTTTGTCAGTTCTTCTTTGTCTACGCTTAATAATTTATCAATTAAATTCATTCTTTTTCTCCTTCTAATCGTCGATTGTATCCAGCATTTCGGCTGTTGTAAATGTAAATGGAATACTTTCTTCTCCTAACTTGTTTGCTTCCCAGTCAACAAGTTTCACTTCGTCGAACGTACAATTCGTCAATTTAACTCGCTCATTTCCATTCACTGTCGGATCATCTAAGTTCGAAATAATCGTGCATGGTGTGTTTTTTCCATTTTTGATATCTGTCAGAATTCTTTTTTTGAAATAAGATGAAGCGTGATTTAATTTCAGCGTTCCGCTTCCTTCGATACCTGTTACTTTTTTTCCTGAATTCAATCTTCCTGTCTGCGGTACGTCTGTTTTTGTAAATTTGATTGTTGCTTCCAGTGCTGTTGCTTGTGCCATATAATCATTATCGACCCATACTTCTCCCCATGAGCCGTTGATTACGTCATTATCTTCAAATGTCTTCATTTGTACCTCCTAAACTACAATGTCTATATTAAAGTTTTCCATTGCGTCAAGAATTCCCATCTGTGAACTTAAGAAAACATTTTCCCCAGTAAGCGCTTTTTTGATCTGATCTTCTGTCATGTTCACAGTGTCTTCGTTTTTGCTCTCTAGGTATTTCTTGTTTCCTTCGATGTCAATTTCGATTGACGCACTTGATAAAATTGTTCTTGATACAAGTCCATCCAAATATTCTTGGCAATTCGCTAATAGTAAGCATTTGTTGTCATAATTATTCGGATACTGCCCTAACCAGTTGTTTTTGATCGTATCTGTAAGATCGGTCGAAACGTGATCCATCACATCAATCATCTTTATTTTTTTAAAATCATCTGTTTTTGTATCTGATACAGTTGTTAATGAATTGATGCCCCTTGCAACACGGATGTAATCACCATCCCTAAACACAATAAACTCCCCTGCATCAATCTTTTCATCCATTTCTTTTTTGGATAATTTTGTACAGCTTTCTGCATCTTCCAGAACTGTGTACGTGCAGCTCATTGTAAGCGGTGTTCCTGCAAGGATTCCTGCAATCCTTGAGCAAAACTTGTCAGCATCATATTCTTCTCCACTAATCGTCACACTTTCAGTCGTGTAGTTGATAATTCCTTCATCGTTCGCTGTTGTATTTGCAAGAACTGCCTTTACTTTCTTTCCTGATTCTCTTTTTTCTTTGATCCATTTCGTTACTTTTGCTTTCTGATCTTCCTGTAATGCTGATCCGAATGTAAGATAATCGAATTTTACATTGTCTAGTTCATCCAGGATCGTATCAAGATCTGCATATTCAGACTGTCCAAAAAAGCAGATTACTTTCTGCGGCTTTTCTCTTCCACCTTCCATTGCAAACTGGATTTGTATTTTTGCATCTTTTGCAATCGAAGCATCCAGATCATCTCCCGGTCTGTATTCTTTCGGATTCATTCCAGAATTATTTGCAAGGACTAAAGCAACAATTCCGTTGTCATTTCTCTGTTCAAATGTCTTTGCAAGTTCTCTGAATATAATGTTAATGCTTGGCATTCCCATTGTTTAGGTCCTCCTTCATTTCTAATTCTTTCATTAGCGGTGCATCCGATGGCTTGTATAAGTCGTCCAGGAATTCTGAATCAAATGTGATCCGTGGAACATTTCCACGTTCTCCGGTGTATTCCATTCCAAAATTCATGATCGGAACCTTTTTCTTTTCCGTCTGCATCGCAAATAAAAAGATTTGCTTTATTTTTTCAATATCTTTCAATACTTTGATTTCCTGTCCATACTCGCCTCTTTCATGCATAAGAACAATTTCTACAGCGTAACGCTGTTGATACCTGTTTTTCGTGTATAGCTCTCCATTTTCCGTGATTCGTACAAAGAAACACGGATATTCCATTTGTTCTACGACTCCAAATTCGTAACATGGATAATCAAAGTTCTCATTTAATGCGGCTACGACCGCTTTTTTCATGTCATCAATCGTGATCATAGTCCTGCATCATCCTTTACTCTTTGTAAGACTCTTCTTAGTCGTTCTTCGTGCTTTCCGCCCCAGTTTTTCAGAACTGCTGATACAATTCTTTTTCCTGGGACAAAGCCAACACATTTACCACCATTTTTGAGTTTTTTCCCATTCTTTTTAAATGGCGTTATGATCTCATGACCATTTTCAACCAGATGCCAGTGCGGATTTTTTCTTCCCTCTGCCATAAATTCTTCCAGGATTACACCATTGATATGCTTTACTGGTCCTAATCGGAATCCTTTTGTAAGATTTCCTGTGTGTTTATCTGTAGCGGATAAAGCTTCTTTTCTTACAGCCTTGCTGAATTCTCTTCCTTCTTTTTTTAGTTCTTTTTCTGCATAATCCGGATACCTCTTTGCTACTTTCTCCAGACTCTCTCGTAATTCATCGAACGTAGCAGTGTCGAATTCAAAATCAATTTCATCTGACATCGTTTTTTTGCTCCATTGTGTCCGAATCGGACACCGATTCTTTTTCTTCTGGTACATCTTCTACTAATCCAAGTTTTTTCAGATCATTTACGACTCTTCGATCGTCACATTCTTTGATCTCATCTTTTTTCATGTTAAATGTACCTACAAATGTTGTTTTCGCTCTTATTTTCATCTTCTACAGCCTCCGCATGCAGTATCAGAAATCTATCCGCTTCGTTTTCATTTTCTACCGAATCAATTCCATACATTTGATCCTTGTATCGAATTTTCATGTTTTTATCAATTCCTTTTCGATATCTGATCGTAAATTGCATTTCTTCCGTTGCTTCGTTTTTCAGAAGCTTGATTGATTCGGAAGATCGGATCAGGCGAACTTTTGCCCATACTCTGGCAATTAACTTTTCTTTTCTGATTTTTTGTCCAAGTTCATCCTTATCCCATCCAAAACCATAGATCTCTATTTTTTTATTCATGTCTCCGATGTTAATCATCTTCATCCTCCGAATAATTTTCCAATTGTAACTGCAATAAGATCGTTCTTGCAATGTACGAAATTTTCTCGTTATTCTTTGTTTCCAGGATAGATCGGTTATCATACAATTGCTGCATGATCAAAAACAGTGCAAGTTTCATTCTTGCACTGTTTTCATCAAACTTTCCAACTGCTGCCGCCACTGTTTCACATGCTGCATCAAATGCAAGATTGAATACGACATCGTCTTCTTCAACCTTTAGATATTCGCTCGCTTCTTCAAGAAGCTGTGAACGTACATCAGCATCCATTTATCATCCTTTCTGAGCTGTGATAAACTCTTCAATGATCTCATCTTTCTTTGTCTTTGTAATTGTGTAGCTCTTAGTTGTTGCAAGCTGTTTAATTTCGTCTACAGTCATTGCTTCCAGTTCTGATCTTCTGTATTTTTTTGTTGGTTCTGAGATCTGATCTGCCGGAATTTCTGCTTTATATACCGCCATATCATCGACGATCTGGCAGTCTAATCGTTCACGTACTTTAATTCCAGTCTGGTCTTTACTCCATAAATCTCCTGCTTCTGTAGAAATTCCGATTGTAAGCTTTTCTCTGTCAAACAGTGTGATCGCTTCTTCAAAGTTTCCGCAATAAATCGGCACCTTTCCAGTAGCTCCATTTTTGATCGTCTTATTAGACATAACTGCAACCGGATATGTGCCGAATAATAATCTTTTGGACGGATTTGTTACATCTTTCTGTAAGATGTAATTTCCTTCTTTGTCTTTTAATTTGTCTAACCAGTTAAAACCACTCTGGTTTGTTAACACTTTCGATCCTGCGACTAATGCCGGATCTAATTCGACGTTAAAGATGTTTTTCAGATCATCGACAGATGTTGCTTCAATTTCAAAACCATCCGTCATTTCATCCAATTTTTTAATGATTAGTGCATTTCTTGTTGCTTTTACTTTTCTTGCAATCCAGTTTTCCAGGTAAGAAATAATATTTTCGTCGGAATCCTCCAGCAGTTCATATGTAGCTTTTAAGATTCCACCGAATTTTTTTATCACATACTCAACTTTCTTTAAAACTGGAGTTGCAACATCAGGAAACTGGCTTTCTTCGTCTACTGTATCGAATGGAACTGAATCTGCATTCACTTCGTACACTCTGCTGCCTTTTACCTTTGTTGTGCGTTCTGTCCTTACGATCGTTTCTAAGGCATCTTCGGAACGTCTTAGTGTTCTAATCGTTGTAGAGATATCCGCTGGTACTGTTAAGCCTCCATCTTCGTCAGATCCCTCTTTCATAGCATCCAGCACTTCCATATCTTCCTTTGCAACTGGTTTCTTTTTAAACCCAGCTCTTAATGCATTTACAAGTGCAGATACTACGTTTTTCTTTCCTTTGATTTCGTTTACTTTTCCTGCTGCTGCCTGGTTCTTTACACTATCTCCTTCTTCTTTTTCCATTTCATCAAGAAGATCATACTTCTCCTGAAGCTCCTGCATTTCTTTTCTTGCATTCTTTGCATCTTCTAACTTATCCTGGGAGATCAGATTCTTGATCTCTTCTTTCTTCTGTGTAATTTTTGCTGCAATTTCTCTCTTATCCATTCTGTTTCCTTTCTCCATACTTGTTTAAGCTTTCTAATAGTTCTTTTTTCTCTTTTTCCCTTGCCTGGTACTCGCTAAAAGATTCGTTGAAAATTTCTTTTATATCCTGTCTGCTTAAAGGCCTCTGCTCATCCTTTTTCTTGGCATTTTTACCCTGCGCAGTCAGGCTTGTTGGGACATTTTTGTAACAAAAAAACATGGAGCTTCCGGCACATGCGACTGCATCGTTTGCTTCTTCGACTTTTATGTCAAATAACTCTGCTGCCTCTTCTCCGGTTAACCATGTTTCATCATTTACTTTTTGTTCAATTTCTTCTTTGTCTACCTTGGCTTTTGTCATGTATGTCTGCATTATCGCTTCCTGGCAAGTATCCAGAGATTCTGCATCCTTTCGCAGATCATCCGCATTTTTTGTTGTAAAAAAATAGCTTGCCGATGGCTTATGGATCATAACTGTTGCATTTTTAGGCATTACGATCTCATCTCCTGCCATCATAATGACGGATGCGATGCTTGCTGCTAATCCATCAACATACACTGTCTTGTGTGCATTGTTGCGGCGTAGCATGTTGTAGATTGCAATACCGCCAAACACGGAACCACCGCCAGAATTGATATGGATGTTAATGTTTTCAGTTCCGTCCAACTGATCAAGGAATTCTTTTACATCTCCCGGTGCCATATCGTCTTCATACCATTCGCTCTGCCATGTTTCGCTTACAATATCCCCATAAAAAAACAGATCCGCTGAGGAATCTGTCTGATTCTTAATCGTCATAGATCCACAAACTTTTGTGTTTCCGTCACGATCTTTGTTATAAAATTTTAGTTCTTTCAAGCACTCGTTTCTCCTTTCTTATATTGTTCTCCTGCCATTTTGACTGGAATAAAGTTTCCATTCATAAGAAGCACGTCTCCATCCGGATCTCTTGGAAGATCTAACAGTTCTCGTGCTTCATTTACCTTACGCATTCCGTTTTGAACTCCCTGAGCAAGTATTTCCATCTGTGTCTTGGAATCTGTCCTCAGGATCGCTTTTTCGTTGAATTTACAACTTTTATCTGTTCCTATGTACAATTTGTACGTTAATTCCTCTTCGTACTGTTTCAGAGGGAATAACATAGTATCAACTAAGAATGACAGCTGCTGCATTTCGCTGTTTGCATAGGACGACTTTTCATAATCATTGATCTGATTCGGCTTGACTCCGAACGCTCCTGCAATTTGCAACGCTGTATATTTCTTCAGTTCAAAGAACTGTGCATCTGTCAGCTTGTAATTTAATGGCTGTAGCTGCATACCTGCTGGTACTGGCACAATCTTTCCGGCATTCTTCGGGCCTGAAAGATACTTATCATACTTCTTTTGCAATAATTTGATCCTTGATTCATCAATTTCTCCAGAATACTGTAGTGCCATCGATGCAGTCATTCCGCCTTTGTACAGATTCGACATGTACTGTTGGCTCTGTGATGCCCCTTCTACCACATCTCCAAGCATATCTCGTACCGGGATTCCTGTTAATCCATCTAACGTCATTGACGTTTTAAAGTGCAGCACATCCATTTCTGGAAATACATACATTTCTCCATCCAGCGGATCTGTATATTGATAATAGATCTTGCCTTCTCCAGCAAATATTCCCTTGTTATCATAGATCGGTGTCACGCAATTTGACTGCATAATCCAAAGGCCTACGTTTTCGCTTCCATTCCTTGAAATTCTTCGTTGAATCCATACATATCCATTCCCATAATGATTTCTATTGTTCTCAACTGTCGCAAAGAATATAGATGGTGTCATATGTGGATTCGGTCTTTCATTTAGTAGTTTGGATGTATCGTCCGGATCTGCTCTAACCTTTCCTTTGCTCCCTTGCCATTCATAAACCTTAATTGGCAGTTTCCCCATTGTTTCCGATAAGATTTTCATGCAAGTGTAGTAAGTTACCTCTCGCAATTCACTCTTATTTCTGTATCCAATTCCAAGCCATTCTGCAAAGTCCTCTTCTGACATTCCCTTTGTTGGAGATCCCCTAAACCAATTTGTTATTTTATTTATAATGTTTGCTGCTATTCCCATTTTTCTTCCTACCATTCATTTGCTAAAAATTCATCTAACGCTTCTTGTCTGATATTGTTAAATTCGTGATACCTTGCTAATTTATAGCCACACAGCGTCGCATCTACTGGATCAATCTTCTTGGATGTTGCATCCTTATCGATCTTGATCAGTCCATTATTTTTTTTAATCACCGCATTACTCATTGAGTAATTCAAAACCGGATTATACAAATAGCATACAGTTCCCATGTACACTTCTTCCCTGAATCCCTCTGTTGCTTCATTCAAGGATTTGTGGCTCTGATAAACTTCTTCAACAATATAGCCTTCATTCGATAAATCAATCATGATCTTACTTGCATTTGCCGGATCAAAGCATAATGTCTGGATATCCAGTTCATTTTCTTTGCAAAAATTAAGAACGTAATCCATTACTACGTTTTGGTCCACGATTTCGCTATTTGTTATTGTTATGAATCCTTGTCTTTCCCATGCATCATATGGAACTTTATCCCTGAATACTCTTTCCATTAGTTTTTCTTGGTTTGGAATAAACGAATGAGATAATACAATGTATTCTGTGATTTCTCTTCCTGTCTGGTCCAGTTTCCCATTTCTATACGGAATCACAAACGCTACTGACGTTAAATCAATTTTGGAAGACATATCGAAGCCAACATAAACTGGCTTCCCTTTGATGTCGATCGGAAGTTTTTTCACTTCACATTTCTTCCATTTTTCCATATTCATGTAGCCATTTTCCTTCTGCTGTACCCACATGTTCAGCATTTTTGTTAAAAAGGCTATCATTTTTTCTGGAATTACCTTTGCGATCTCGTAATCTCCACGGATTTTTTCTCGCCCGGCCGGATATGACATTCTGATTGGATTCGCTTTCTTCCAGTTTTCTTCATCTCCAATATCATCTCCCTGGTCAATTTCCATGATGTCAATCAGATATGTATCATTTTCAACATCAATATTAGAATCTAACACCTTGCTGCAGTAATCGTATTCCTGTGTATAGCAAGGATACGTCAGATCCATTCCAGCTGTTGTGATGATCATCAACAAAGATTCTTTTGTATTCGATCCAAGTCCAAGGTCAAGAAACTCTGTTGTTTTGTGCTGGTGGTACTCGTCTACAATCAGCCCGGCTGGGTTCGTTCCGTCTCCAGTTTTTCCATCTTCTTTTGACAATGCTTTTATATAGCTTCCTGTTTTTACATGTGTGATCGCATTATTTGTAAGTTTAAACTTCTTTCTCAATGGCGATCCGTTCAGCATCAGTTTTGCTTCTTCAAATACGATCTTAGACTGATCTCGTTTCACACCTGCTGTATAGTATTCATAAACTTCTTTATTTTTTGTTGCCTGCACAGAAATCTCATACAATGCAACGCCTGCTTCTTCCTGGCTCTTTGCGTTTTTTCGTGCAACCTCTATAAAACTTTTCTTAAACCGCTTATACCCATCCTCTTTTCTTCTCCAACCATACAATTGGCACAAATGAAACTGCTGCCATTCTGTCAGCTTGATCGGCTTTCCTGCTAGGACTCCTTTTGAATGTCGCAGTAAGCTAAACCATTTGATAATTTTTTGTGCTTCCTGGTCGTCCCAGTAAAAAGAGGCTTCCCCACTTTCTTCCCTTTTCACATCTCTCAAGAATCTGCTGCATGCCTGTTTATGCTTCTTGCAAGAGATTATATTTCCGCTAATGCAGTCGGTTGCATACCTGATCAGCCTGTTTTTTACTGTCATATGTCACCGAATTCATCATTGATCTCGTTATCAATGCCTTCTCTCGCAATCGTTGCCGCTTTCAGTCTCGAATCTATCGTGAGTCCACACATCGATGCGAACTTCCTCATCTCCTCTGAATACATTTTTTGCAGATCACACAGTGGATTTTTAACCAAAATTTCGCCATTTTGAGTCGGTTTTTTAATCACTTTATTCTCTTTTTTGAGCTGTTTTGTAACTGAAATATAGTAAGAAAACGCATTACAATAGCACCCCAGGTTGTTCACATCCAGGTTACCGATCACATCAATTTCCATTTTTTCGAACTCTTTTACAAGTCTTTTAAATTCATTTTTAGCCCTGGCATCAATGAGCCAAGTTGGCGGTTTTGCTAGGGTTTCCTTGCCTGTGAGCACAAGTCGTTCTTCCAGTTTTTTGTCTTCCTGTTGTGCAACTGTCAGATTCCCTTTTTGTATTGCAAGTGGTTTTCGTTTGCGTGGCATTTTCTCACTCCTTTCATTTTTCAAATTTTATATTTAGAATTTTGTGAAAAGAAATCTAGGGCGTGCGGTCTATAGGAATGATCAAAACAATTTGACCACCCCTCCCACCTCTGAATTTTCCTTTTTCTTCCATTTCTCTTTGTATCCAAGAAGCAAGCGGATGATCTCTTCTTCTCTTCCTTCTCTCATCGCTTTATGCACTATGCCGTGACTCTTGTCGCTTAACGCTATAAGATTTCCTCTGTCTAGTCTCTTCGCATAGTCTGTCGATATCGGAACAATGTGATGAACCATTGTCGCTGGTATGAATTTGCCATCGTGATAGTATGCATAGAGATCTATGTACATGTAATGTGTGAGTACATCTTCCTTTGTCAATCTCCAAGCTTTTGTCTTGTAGAATGCAGCGCGTGTCTTGTTCCTTCTGTGCTGATCGTAGTCCTTATCTCGTTCCTTCTTCTGCTGCCGTCTGATCTGCTTAATGCATTCACATGTTGTACCGGATGGAATTCTTTTCCCACATTTGCTGCATCGTTTGTATATTGGCATTACATCACTTCCTTCTACTGGACCTCCAGGGACTCGAACCCTAGACCGATCGGTTATGAGCCGACTGCTCTGACCAACTGAGCTAGAGGTCCATATAATAATAAAAAGGAAACAAGATCTGCTGCCGTATGGCTTACATTCTCGTTCCCTTTTTAATTCATGCTACTATAATAGCACTTTAAATTGTATGTGAGTCCCTCTCTTTCCTTTATTTTCTTTATTTTACATTTCTTTTCATTTTAATTCTTTTATCGAATCATCTATATATGCTTCGATTGTCGTAAATCCTCTTCTATTGTCATACCCCTTTCTTTTCAATTCCGCTCTTACTTTTATTAATTCTTCTTTTACTCCTTCTAGAGCAATTTTAGCTCCAATCTTCATATCTTCGTTCATATTCTTCTCCCTTCTTAATTGTCTAATTTCTTTGATAAGATGTAGTAAAACTTTCTCCTCTTTTCGTAGAAGTAGTTCTTTCCGGCTGGTATATTCATTACTGTCTTCAGATACTTATATGTTATTCCTTCTTCTGTTACTACTTTGAGTATGTACTTGTACAGCTGCTGATCTGCTTGCTTCGCTGACTCTTCTATCATCTTGCAATTTTTCTTCGCCCATGCTCTTTTGATTGCCAATTCCTCTGTTACACTCTTTGTTACTCCAGATCCTGTTGTATCTCCGAACTTAGGACTACCAACAGTATTTGTTTTGTATCTAAGAATGTCCTTAAATTCTTTGTATCTCATTGCAAAATGATACGCTTGATAAAACGCGTGATTGCTTATGTCCCATTTCTTCTCTGATACCGGTCTTATATTCTGCATCCTATCTCCTCCAGTCGACGATCTGCTACCTTTTCCGTCCAAATTTTTTATTCATCGCTTTTCGCCTGTAATATTTTAGTTTCGTTTCCGAATAGAATTTATTCTTATCTTCTTTCTTCTTTTCTCTTATCGCCTGCATACTTAGTTTCCATGCAACAAACTCTGTACACTTTCTTCTGCATTCGACTCGCTTTTCTCTTTCTCCTCCGTGATCGCATTTAATGCACGGACAATCTTGCTGTCCCATTTTGTACCACTCCTTTTGTTCAATTCTTCCGGCTTCTTTTCTTCCTCTTGCATTTCTATTTTTTGCTCTATTATCGTCATTTTTTCCCATACATTATCTATTTCTTGTTTTGTTAATGTTGTTCCAACCGAAACTGCCATTAATACCGTTAATATTAAAAACTTTAGGCTTTCGTAGACATTCTTTTTATAAGCATAATAAAAATGCATTCCTGCATTTATTACCATTACTGTACTAAGTACTTTTATTAATAAATCGTTCATTTTGCCTCCTAACATTCGATCTTAATTTTGCTCAATTTCCTTATCTTGTCATAAGCTTCATTTGCCAGCTTATTAACGCCTGTTATCGTCATCAACTTCCTTTGGTATCGGAATCGTTTCAAAGTCATCGCTTTCCCCATTCATAAATTTAATCAAGGCATCTTTGTTCAAGTCATCAACTTCCTTTAGTGTCGGAATCGGTTCAAAGTCATCGCTTTCCCCATTCATAAATTTAATCAAGGCATCTATGTTCAAGTCATCTATGTAGTTGTTAAGTTCCACCATTCTTTTTTCTTCGTCAGTCATTATCAATCACTTCCTTCTCACAATGAATGCAACTATCGTTATCCATATCTTTCATGAGCCTGTCCAATTCTTCACGTTCCACAGATACTCTAATTTTTACTTGGTTTTCTTTGTTTTCATGCATGATTGCATTCCCCATCATCCACATCGGTCCACCACCGCAATATGAGCATGCTTCTCCATCTTTTTTTCTTCTTTTATATACATGCAATTTTCCGCAATTTTTACACTGTATAACCAAGCATGCATTTTCTTCATCATTCCTCTTGTTCATTTTTTCCCTCCTACAATTTATTTAACGGACATCTATCACATATATCTTTACATTCCTGATCATTTCTTTTCAATTGGCACAATTTTTCCTTTCTCGTATCTGCAATATCTACCGTCTTTGCTAAGATAAGGTGTCATTTTACAATACATATCCCAATAAACAATTTTTGTTTTAGTATCATATGAAATTTCTCCTGTGATTACTTTTCGTGTCGGCAACTTATTCCCGTTATTATCTATTTGACTTGTATCACAACCTGCCAATACGCAACTCATTATTGCCATTGTAATTACGATAAAATGTATTTTTTTCATGTTCTCTTTCCTCCATAGTTGATGCATTAATTGATATATTAGTTGTTCTTTAATAATTACTTGATCTTAATGACTCTCTGCCCTCTGTCGTACTGACTAAGTATTTGTTCTAGTGCTTTTTCTGCTTCCTCTCTTGTATTGCATGTCTTAACAGTTTTAGACATACCTCCTGTCATGTCACATTCAACATAGTATTTCTTTTCATTATCTTTGAACTGATGTTTGTAAATCCATATATCTCGTATACATTGCGTATTCACAATCGTTTTATCTTCGACTTGTATCAGCATAGATCTTCACTATCTCCTTTCCTTTTAACAAAAATGAAATTCTTTCCCATGCATATAATACTTCTTTATCTGAATCTGTCATGTTCTTCTTCCTTTTCTACTTTTTTAGTTTTAAATATTTCGATTGCCAGTACACTATTTTCCGTTCCATCTCCAACATATTCTATATTTACATCTAGTCCTTTTTCTGCGAGATACTCTGGAATTCCGAAGCTTACTCCGTGAGTGTGCATGTGAATCTTTCCTACTCTGTCTCTAATCGTTCCCATTATTTTCTTTCTCCTATTCATACCTTCCTGCTCCTGCTCCGTATCGGTGCCACGTTGCTCCTGTTTTAACTTTCTTTCTTCTTTTGTTTATCATTTTTTCATGATCGGCGATTATTATATAGCGATACTTGTTATCCCAGTACTCCAGCATTTGTGGACTTATTCCTGTTTTCTTTGCCATTGTTTTGTATGTTATTCCGTCAAACAGCATTTGAGTTACAATTCTTTTTTTGTATTCTTCACTGTATTTTTTGCGATTGTTATCGTCTACTTTTTCTAACTCTTCGTCTTTATACTGCTTTACCCACTTCCTTAATGTCAGTAAGGTTATTTTTGTTTTAGCTGCAAATTCTCTCCTTGTCATCCCTGACGCTAGTAACATTCTTACGATTCCTCTTTTAAATTCTTCTGTATACTGCATAGTTTTGTTCTCAGACAGCTTAGCTCTTTACCTGATGCAGTATTTAACCGTGATCACTGATTCTTTCTTTTTTGTCTAATCATGTTAAATCACTGCAATTCTTCGTTTGTGATTTGCAAAAAATAATAATGATTGTGTTATAAATAAACAGATACTTGGGATTGTATATTGGTCAATAGTTACTAAAAGAATCTCTCAGGTAAAGAACTAAGCTGTCTGTTCTCCTTTCTGCCTGCTGCCTTTTCTGGCAGTAGGCTAATAGATCTCATGGCTTATACATGACTTCTTTGTTTCTTATGCGTTTTGTTAATAGTTACTGTGGTATATTGCAACTGGTCACTACCAGTAGTGCATCATTTCATTGTGTCCGAATCGGACACCTTTCTTTTTCGGACCTTTTGCTTTGCTATAAACCTTTTTAGTGGCTGTCCGTTCATTTTTCTTCTGTTATTTCCTTCATTATGGACACTCCTAAATAGTTCCCTTGCTTCTCCTTTTATATTGCTTATCGCAATTTCACATTCAAGCACTTTTGGCATTTTTTGTTCTATCATCCCATATACAATTCTGCTGCCTTTTACTGCTTCTGCCTGTATTTGAACATTTTTAATGTTTGTTAATTTTACGACTTTTTCTCCGTCGGCAAATATTATTGCTTCTCCTGGTGCTTCTATTTTTTTATTTATGTGCCTTTCTCTTTCTTCTAACTTTTCTTTTATGTAGCTCTCGCATTCTGGATGTACGTTAATCGTTCCATCTTTCCTTAGTCCTGCCGTTATCTTTCTAAATGCTTCTCTGATCTTCTTTATCCCTTCGATCATTGTTCTTTCCTTTCTGCAAATTCCATACTTTCTGCCACGATCTCCGTCGTGTACACTTTTGTCCCGTCTGTTTTTGTATAGCTCCCTGTTTGGATTCTTCCTTCCAGTGCGATCTTGATTCCTTGATCCAGCCATTTGTCTGCAAATTCTGCGCCTTTGCCAAATGCAACGCAGCTAATAAAGTCTGCATCCTGCTGCCCTTCTCGCTTAAATCTACGATCTACGGCTAGTGTAAACCTTGCTATACACAGATCGTCCTCATTCCAACTTATCTCAGGCTTCCTGGTTAATCTGCCCATTAGCATTACTTTGTTCATATATCCTCCTAAATCGTGTAGGTGTCATTTTTCTTTGCTTCTATATCTGCCATTGTTTTAATGATCCCAATTATGTTTCCTTCTGCATCCATTACCACGACTATCTTTTTTTCTTCTCCTTCCATATGTACATCTGCCACTCCATACATACTATTTTTCCCGAATTTCTTTATCACACTCTGCCATATCCATGTTTTTTCTCGTCCGTAATCAATCACAGCGTTCGCAATTTCTCCGCTAAATGTAATTGATTCTTTTATGATTGTGGCACTTCTTGTTGCATCTTCTACATCGTATGGATTTAAGCTTGTTATGTCCTCATTTTTTTCATAACACTTTGGATTTAACATCATATCTTCTTCTTGTACATACACTCCATATGTTCCGTTGTAAATCAATACATGTGTTCCGTAATCACAGATACTATATCCTGCTCTGTCTTTAATCGCGTCTATTTGAACTTTATCTCGTATGTCCATATTTATTCTCCTTTTTCTTCCAATCCTAAAATACAGTAACCTTCTTCCAGGCCCTTAAAGCCTTCTAGGATATAGATCACCTGTTTTTCTGTTACTCTTCCTGTTTCTTCTCCATCACTCATCTCGTGCAGTTCCAAGATGTCCCCGATCTGATAGTTCCTGTCGTTTTTTCGCAATTCGAATGACTTCTTTCCTGTGTCTACTGCGTCAAAAAACATCTTTGCAAGCTTTAGGCGGTGTCTTCGCTCGTCTGATTCACTTCCTGGTACTTCCACCTTGTTCGTCTGTGGAATCTCCACACGTTCTGGTTCTTCTTTCTTCTCTTCTGATCGTAGTATTGGATATGTTAGATTTGCTGCCATTGTTAGCGTCGTATCTACAACTACGTTGTTATATGGATCGCTTATTTTAACTCTGCCATTTTTCACTTCCCACCATCCAGAGAAATTCAAATTTGCCAGCGCCCCTTCATTAGTTGTGCCTTCGAATCTTGCTATAAAATATTCTTTTAATTCCGATAGACTGTTTACCGCTGCGTTTCCTATATCTTCTCTTATTTTTTCTGCAAATGCTTTGATTGCAAATTCAAATCTATGTTCTGTCGGACAATATTCTGGAAAGTCTCTTTCTAGTTCCATCTGTCCTTCAATCTCTGCTTCTTCCTCTTCTTCGGTCTCATCCGCTTCGGCTTCCTGTCTTGATTCCTTCAAATTTTCTTCCTGTTGTTCTTCCAAGATGCGTTGCTTGTATTCTCTTATCTTTTTTACAGTTATGATCTTATCTGGATACCAGCTATATATTTCTTCCTGTTCATCTTCTTCCAGTCCTGCGATCTCCACCGCTGTCGAAAAGCTGATTTCCTGTTTTTCTAACAGCTCTCTCAGTTCCGGAATCAAATTGTTATTGATGCTCATTGCATTTGCGATCTGCGTTGGTTTTTTCCCAAGAATCTTTGCTGCTATGTCTCGCAGTCTTCCAGATTCCAGGTCGTATCCCATGATCTTCTCTCCTGCTGCCTTTGCATCCTTGAGCGCGTCCGTTAACAATTTGATTCGCTCTAATTCTTTCTCTGGTGTCGCTTTCCGATAGCTGTTTGAGATACATAGCTCGATGATCTCCTCATTTTTGCTTCGTGGCTTTCTGATCTGACATGTAGCTTCCCTAAATTCCTGAAGATTTTCTTCCTCTACCAGTTTCTTTAATGCTCTCCATCTTCGTTCGCCGCCGATCAGCTTGTACTCTTCTCCATTCTGGTTAGGCTCATACATAACCTCTAACGGCTGTAGCAATCCAAGAAGCTTGATCTCTGCTGCCTTTTCATCGATGCCGTTCTGATCGCTTATGTTGTCTTCGTTTGCGTAAATGTTATAGATGTCTATATCTTTCGTTCGGAATCGTGCTTTCGGCTTCTCTTCGATTCCTTCCTTGCTCTTTTGGTTCAGCACGTCTATGACGCTAAATCCTGCCATGTTTTCTCCCTCCTTTCTTAATCTATCTTCTGGAATCTTCCAGTTTTCTTATTTCTTCTTCTTGTTTTGATATATTCCTGAGCTTCATTCCATTCTTCTTCGCTCATAATTTCTTTTATTACGTTGTTATAGTCTCTCGCTGCATTGCTTCCCCCCGACATTGCTGGAATCGGCTTTTCATCTGTTTCTGCTTTTTCTGCAACGACTGATCTTCTGATTTCTGTTTTAAACATCTTATCTTTGTACATGTCTTTCAGCCATACTGCTGTTTCTTTGTTCGTTTTGTTTCCAGTTTTCATCGTCATCAAGATCTTGATCTGCTGCCCTTCGTGAATTCCTTTTGATTGATCAATCATGTCTTCAACTGCTTTGATTCCGTATCCACCTGCCTTTACTGGAATTATCAACATATCTGCTGCTTTAATCACATTTATTACTGTTATATCCAATAATAATCCACAATCGCATATTACATAATCATATTTATTGTGGATACATTCTGTTTTTAACATGTTTTCAATGCGATCTATCTGGTTGCCCTCACTGTTTAGCATTTTCGCATTTGCCTGCATCAGCCACATGTTTGCTGTTACGATGTCTACGTTTTCATATTTTGTGCGCTTGATTACTTCTTCTGCACTTTTTTCTCCCAGTATGATTCCTGCAAGTCCTTTTTCGTCCGGATCGTATGCGCCCATCGTCTGTGATGCGTTTCCTTGTGCGTCTGCATCTACTACCAGCACTTTCTTTCCGTATCGTCCCAGTAGGTACGCCAGTGACGTTGATGTTGTCGTTTTTCCAACTCCACCTTTTAAATTTCCGACTCCGATTACTTTCATGGTTTTTTCCTCCTAATATGGCTATTTATTCTTTTGCTTTTCTTTTTTCATCTTTTACCCACTTGATGAATTTCCTTTTGCATTCCATACAAGCATCATATTCATGTCTGGTTCTTGCACCCCTGCTGATAAAATCGTTTTCCGTTACCTTTATTTGGTAATACGAGTCTCTTTTTCCGCTAATAGTATTTGACACTAAATAAGGCTCAAAGAATTCACCGCATATATCACATTTCCTTGCTATCATTTTGTTTCGCCCCCTTATATTCAATTTCTTTGTAAATCTTCATCGTTGTCATTTTGTCCCCTGGCATTCTCTCCACTCCTACCTTGTATCCTTTTTCTGTAGCTTTTTCGATATATTCTTCAATGGACATTACTTCTTCTATACTGTACATATACTCTAGTATCCCTATCAATTTGATTGTTTTTACCATCTTTTACTCCATTTCTGCCATTGTTTTTATCACTTGGTTATTCTCGATCGGCATGGCATCCCATTGATTTAGCTTTACATATTTCTGTTCTTAACATGTACTGTTGTCTTCTCGCTCTACTCATTCTTTACCCTCCATCATCTATGTGCCAGGATCTGCATCCGTTTTGAACTAGAATGTACTCTACAAATTTATATCCTCTTTCTGTACTTCCTTTTCGTACTCCACCGTTGTTTTCATCGTGACGCTTGTCTATGTAGTATCCTTTTGGACTTTTTGCATCTTCTCTGAAGAAATCACATTCCCAAATCACATCTTTCTCGATGTGCGGTTGTTTTAAATTCCTGGATGGGGGAGTATGTCTTACCTCCGTATTTCTCCATCTTTTTACGTCCTTTTTCTTTTACCAGGTAGGATGCTAGTTTCCCATATTGCCCTGTGTCGTCAAGAAGCCTGATGTGGATTCGTCCACGATCCCAGCAATTTTTTATTGTTTTTGTATCCATGCTTTCGATTACCATGTGTATATGTCTTGCACCTTTATCTCCTGTTTCCAGTACATACACATACTTAAATTCTTTTCCAATCTTTTTATATTGTTTCCTTAGATCTCTGATCAGCTTGTCCTTTTGCTTTAACATCTCTTTGTACGTGTCTGGTCTTTCGTCTTTTCTGTAGGAAAATGTTATGAACATGTCTCCTGCTTGGAAGTTACAGTTTAATTTCCACCTCAGCTGCTCTGTTTGTCTTCTGATATTTACCTCTTCTTGTTCTGGTCTACTTGGCTCTCCAGTTTTTGCTCTCTTCTCCTTTGGTTTATGCTTTCGGCTATAGTACTTCTTAATTTCTACTGTCTTACCTGCGTACACTCTTCTAATCCAATATGGCATTTGTCTTTCCTCCTGGTACTGCTCGTTTAATCTATTAGTATTTACTCAAACATAATACTTTTATCGAGTTAGAAAAGCGGATTCGAACCGCTTATTTCCTTGCTTTTTTGCTTTTAATTTGTTACAATATATTTGTGGCTTTTTTTATCCACAATATGGCGTTGAAAAGGCATCCCGATCACTGTTCCGGGATGCCTTTTTCTTTTACCATTTCTTTCAATCTCTCCGGATCATCACATATGTCCTCGTATCTTCCGAGCTTGTCCACAATGTCCCCGATCGCGCAGTTATTATCTACACGGATCAAGAACATTTCCATTGATTGGATGTCCATGAACGTCTGTTTCATATAGATATGACGCAATTGGATTGATCTGTGCTGTTTTGTGATACAAATACTCTTCATCTACAAGCATCATCACTGGATACTGTTCTTCTGTTAGTGTGTATAGCCTTTTTGGATGCACAATTTCTACATTCTCACATTCTTTTCCTATCAGCTTGTAAAATTTATGTAGCTGCTCAATAACCGTTCCTTCTGGATAGTTAAGCATCAATACTCGATCACTCATATTTTTATCATCAAAAATGTCTAAATCTATGCCGTCTTTAATCAGAATCATTTTCCTTGTCTTTTCACTCATTTTCTGCTCCTTTACGCATATCTATGATCATCAATTTTCCTACTATTTCTTTTTGATCAAGCTCCAAGATATACCTATCTTTAAACTCTATATAATTAATCAGCTCATCTGCCATTCCTATAGCAGAGCCTTTCTTTACATGTTCAATGTTTCCATCTATATATAATTCATTTGGAATCACAGTTTTTTGATATACTATTTTAATATTTTCCAGTATTTCAACTGCTTTTCTCATTGCAGAGATTGTCGGATTTTCATCCAATAAATCTCCTCCCATTATTCCATGCATCTTCATTTGCTTATCATATCTTTCGAGATTGTCTTTCAGCACGCTCACAGCTGTACTGACATTCATCTTGCTTTCTTTGTTCCTCTCGTGATATAATTTATATGAATTTTTATTTGTGCCTTGGAAGTTATTAGAACTGCTTCCTTGGCCTTTTTTATTTTCACTCATCACTATTTTTTCTCCTCTCTATACTTGTATGTTTTTATTGTTGTTGAGTCTTTTAGTGCTTCTTGTACTTTTTTAGCCATTTCTTTTCCTGTTTCATCTAGCCCCCCCTGTTCTTCTAAGAGGTCAGCGACATATCTTAATACTCCGATCGTGATGTGTACTGTTGCATCGCACAATGGAGAAATGTAGTCGTTTACATTTTTTGCCGCTTCTACGCATGCATCCTGTAGTGTTATCGCCGATATAGGATCAGCTCCCATCTCCTTTAGTTTCATTGACAGTTCTATTTTTCTTAATAATTCTTCTTGCATTCTTCCCATTTTATGCTTGTCCTTTCTGCCCGGAATCTCACCGGGCTGTTTTCTTTTCTTTTGCTCCGATAGCTCTGATCACTGTCAGGGCCATCATCTTTTTCTGCTCTGGTGTAAGTTCTCTTACCTCTTTATCATTTACGAATCTTCTTACTGTGTATCCTTCCATACGCTTCCCTCCTCTCTTTCCAGTTTATTTATTCCTGCTTGTCTGTTATGCTGCATTCGTCGGATTCTTCTCGTCCATCTTCTGCCTTGCTATTAAGATGTCAATGCTTGCTTTTACAAGTATCATGGACTCCTTGTCCAGCTTCTTAAGATTTTCAACAGTTTCTTTCATGAGTTCTTTCCCTTTGTCTGTCATGCTTCTCACCTTCTTTCTTTTGTACTGCAGATGAATTAACACTCCGCCCGATTTATTCACATGATAATGATTGTTTTTAATGGGGGGTCTCCATTTAGAGGATTTTTCTTTGGATCGTAGTTGGAAAGCAACAATTTGCCTTCATTTCGATCGGGCGGAGTGTTAATCCATCTGCTGCCTGTTGTTTTCATTTTCCCTTCTTGATGTCTTCATCCATTTCCTTTATACTCATAAGTGTATTGTTACTATTGTTTCAGCTTGAAAGGAGTTTAATTATGGCTGTTTATAAAATTTCTGACATCCTCTTGAAACTTGGCGAAATGATCGAGGATGGTCACGCCTTCGTTGAATTGGATGAGTATCCGGAAGAAGACGATTCGCCAGCACTTCTGTCTTTTAATGTTCCTGTCGAATGTGAACGTCCGGATTTTGATGTTTCTGACTATGAAAGCATTGATTCTTGTAATCCAGATGATCCTGTTTCTAATGAGACAATTGCCGTTTCCCAAGATGGCCTTTGTCCTAATATGCTTTTCTCTTACAATGAAATCTCAACGCTTGAACTGTCTCTTAAGAATTCTATTGAATATCTTCAAAATTTTATTGATAGTCCCAATTGCACTAGAGATGAAAAGGATCATTATCGTCCTGTTATCATTGCTTTCAGAAACTTATTGCCTAAAATTCAACGTTTCTTAAAATCTCAGCCTACTATTTAGCATCTTTCTGTGTTCCTGGATAAGGTTCTCTAATATAAATAGTCGCTGGTTTTTTCTCCAAATCCGTTTTGTATTTTTCACATACGGTTTGGAGAATTTTTTTATCTTCTTTTAAATCTTGAATCATTTCTTTCATTTCCAAATACTTCTTTTTTGAGATCCACATTCTTTCTCATCTCCTTTCCTGGTGCTTCGTTATCTTGTTGCTGTATATCATTTTCTTGACTATGTGGATATTATACATTGACTTCGTGGGATTTGTCAATACGCTTTATTTAATTTTCTTGACTATGTGGGATTTTTGTTTTATACTTTTCTCATAAATTAATAACAGAAGGAGGTGAGCAGAACTGAATACTCGAATAAAAGAACTTAGAAAAACGTTAAAATTAACTCAAGAAGAATTTGGATCTCGTGTTGGTGTCAAAGGAAACACTATTGGAAATTATGAATTATCATTGCGTAATCCTTCTGATGCTATTATTCATTCGATGTGCAGAGAATTTAATGTAAATGAAACTTGGCTCCGATCCGGAAAAGGCGAAATGTTTCTTCCTCAAGAAGATGAAGTTTCTGAAATTGTATCTCATTTGCTGGATGAATCGAATCCTTTTTATGACATGATCCTGGACATCATGCATACTTTTAATAACCTGGATGATAAAGGTCAGGAAATTATTTGTAATTTCACGTCAGATCTTGTTGATAGAATGGCAAAAAGGAATAAACAAGACAATTAATTTTTACACTAAAGATAGGAGGATACTATGGCAATAACTATTTCTTTCAATCAAGATACTGGTTCTATATCTGTTGAAGATTATAATTTCAAAAAGATTGAACGTCATAAAGGTAAAAGTCTTTTAGATTTTCCAAAAAATTATATTGTGATCGATATTGAAACAACTGGTTTGGATACTTCCATTGACTCTATTATTGAGATTGGTGCCATTAAAGTTGTAAATAATTCTGTAGAATCGACATTTTCTTCTTTGGTAAAACCTCCAGCTCTCGAATTTGATCCTGAATTTGACGATTGTGATTTTTTATTTAATAGTACTGGTCAGAAATATTATTATATTGATTCTTATATCACTAACTTGACTCATATCACTAATGAAATGCTTGACTCTGCTCCAGAGCCACAATCTGTATTAAAAGAATTTCTTGATTTTATTTCCAATGACATTCTAGTTGGTCATAATGTCAATTTTGATATCAATTTCTTGTACGATAGCATTTTGAAATATTTCAATCGAGAATTACATAATGATTTTGTTGATACTTTGAGGCTTTCAAGAAGATTACACAAAGATCTCACACACCATAGATTAGCTGATATGGCAAATTATTATCAAATTGATGTTCCAGAAGCACACCGTTCTTTGGCTGATTGTGTCACAACGAACGAATTGTTTCATCGATTACAAGATTCTATGATTGAAAAATATGGATCTTCTGAGAATTTTACTGAATCTATTAAAAATCAATATAGTGGAATTGATATAAATTCAATAACTACAACTAACACAGACTTTAACCAATTTCATCCTTTATATCAAAAAGTTTGCTGTTTCACTGGAAAATTAGAAAATATGCCACGAAAAGACGCAATGCAGCTTGTCGTTGATCTTGGTGGTATCGTGGCTAATTCTGTAACCAAGAAAACTAATTATCTTATTCTTGGCAATAATGACTACTGTACTCAGATCAAGGATGGTAAAAGCAATAAACAGAAGAAGGCTGAAAAATTAAAATTATCCGGACAAGATATAGAAGTAATTTCAGAAAATACATTTTATGAAATGCTAAATTTTGAAGCATAAGGATTTGAATTTCAAAGAAGGAAGACGATTAGCCTTCCCTCTTGATGTGATTTCTGATGATGATAAAGATTCTTTTCAAGAATAATTCATCATTGATGTGCATGATCATTTGATTGATCTGTTGTCTATACCACTCTTTCATCTCTTTATCCTCCTCTCTCTGTATTATAGTCTTTTCAGAGTGTACTGGAAGATGTTGGGATGATATGTCCAATATGTTGGACATCATGGTGTAACATTATATGAATACAAATCCTCTGGAGCTACCTGCAATGCTTCTGCAAGCATGCAGATCGTTAATAATGTCGGTTCATAACGATTGTTTTCGATATTGTTGATCGTACTTTTACTGACTCCGGATAATTCAGCAAGTTTCCTGCTGCTGATTCCTTTATCAGATCGGATCTGGTAAAGATGATATTCAATTTTAACATTCAAGTCTGTACCTCCTGGTATATCTTTAGAGTGTACAGTATTGTAATTTAATATTAACCATTTTGCTGATATCGGGAAAATGGTAAAAAAATACCGCCCAGCTGGTAACTAGGCGGTATTCAGAAAAACACTTGCACCTGTCAAGAACAGATGAAATACTTTTCCCTCAACAAGTAAAGTATATCATTTTTTCTTGGCACCCGGCAAGGGTGTATTTTTTGTACAAATTTTTAATATTTTATAAAAAGGAAAAGGTGATAACATGAAAAAAATTGCAGCTGCTTATATAAGAGTCAGCACGCATATGCAAGAAGAGCTGTCTCCTGATGCACAGCTTAGATGTATTAGAGACTGGGGAAATGTGCATGGTTATTATATACCAGACGAATATGTTTTTATCGATAATGGAATTTCTGGAAGAAAAGCAAAAAAGCGTCATGATTTCTTGCGAATGATCGGATTGGCAAAAACGAAGCCTGCTTCTCCTTTTGAAGCAATACTTCTTTGGAAATTTAATCGTTTTGCACGAAACCAAGAAGAAAGCATTGTTTATAAATCTATGTTACGCAAAAAATGCAATGTTGATGTAATCAGTACTACTCAGCAAACAACAAAAGACATTTATGGAGATCTTATTGAGCGTATCATCGAATGGACTGATGAATTTTATTCTATCCAGTTAGGGGAAGACGTTTTTCGTGGTATGACAGAAAACGCCCTTCGCGGAAATTTTCAGTCATCTCCTGCTTTTGGATATAAGGTAGAAAAAGGACAAGGTCTTGTCATCGTTGAAGATCAGGCAAATATCGTTCGCATGATTTTTAATTTATATGCCAATACTATGATGGGATTTTATGAAATCGCACGTCATTTGAATCGCTTAGGCTATAAAACTAAGAAGGGTGGAGCCTTTGAAACTCGCACAATTAGATATATTATCCAAAATCCGATCTATAAAGGATATCTTAGATGGAACTATGCAAATGGTACTACACGTGTTGTTAATGATGAAAGTGAATGGATTATTGTAAAATCTCCACTAGTTCCTATAATTGTGTCTGAAGAACTTTGGGATCGGGCAAACGAACGTTTAAAAAATGAGTATCGTCCTAAAAACGGAAAACCTGTATCAAAGCATCGACATTGGCTGTCCGGTCTTGTTAAGTGTTCTTCCTGCGGCGCTTCTCTTTCTACATCTGTGCAATACCGTCATGATCGCACCTACATTAATTTTCAATGCTACAAATACCTTAAAGGAAAATGCCTGGTTTCTCATGGAATTTCTGAAAAGAAGCTTGTTCCATTGGTTTTAAATGTCTTGAAAGAAGATATGAGTAAATCTTACATAGAGTGCGAACGTATAGAAAAGGTTGTTGAAAATCAACAGGATATCCTAGATGTTCAGTTGAAACGTTTGGCTACCAGAGAAGCACGAATTAAAGAAGCATATTTGAATGGTATTGATTCTTTGGCAGAATATAAGGCTAACAAGGAAGAAATTCAAAAAGAACGTGAGTTTCTTCTTCAGCAATCACAGGATCATAACAAAACGGAAAAGGAATCTAACGAACTTCCCAATAAAATTCGCGGTGTTTATGATATACTGGTATCTGATCAATGCAGTAAGGATGAAAAGCAAGCTGCAATCCGTTCGATCGTGAAAAAAATTGTATTTGACAAAGAGAATAAAACATTAGATTTTCACTATTACATAAAAGAAGATTAGATCATTGAGATATTTTTTAGAAATCATGTATATTGTTTTTCCGAGATACATATGCTATAATGCCAGTAGGCAAAATGATAGCAATGTTTCAAGTTGAAACAAAAAAAGAAAAAACCTCAGTACGGCAATACTGGGGTTTTTTCTTGTCTATAATGGGACAAGATCCACGGTTAGGTTGTACGCTATTTATGCCTGTCTAACCATTTGCATAGGTAGTAGGCAACTACACTAGCCAATACAGACATAATAAATGATAGCAAATTTTCCAAGCTGAAACCCCCTTTCTGTTGCCAGATTGGGTGCGACAACATTGATATGTTATCACAAAAGTATTTTTTGTGCTATACTTAATTCATATAGCTACATAATTTTTAGTCTTTTCTTATTTACTTTATACGCACTTGCAGAATGGATGACACAGTGGGGTTCTAAATACTTAGGTGATCAGGGATATGCTCCGATTGAGATCCTGAGATATTATTATGGAGAGAGTATGTACATCAATACCGCAGAACAGATTTCAGGAATCCCTTCTTCCTGGCCGGGATATGATCTGACGATCGGCAGCAGAGGAGATAAGGTTCGACAAATACAACAACAATTGAATCGTATTGCTAAAGATTATCCTTCTCTGCCTACGATCGCTGTGGATGGTGTTTATGGAGAATCTACTGCGAATGCTGTTCGGAAATTTCAGAATATTTTTGGACTGCCACAGACAGGAATTGTTGATTACCCTACTTGGTATAAGATCAGTGAGATCTATGTTGGGGTTAGTCGGATTGCGGAGTTGAATTGAAATCTTAGATACACCAAAAGCCCCACAAAGTTCATCCTTGTGGAGCTTTTTTTCATTTCTTATTCTATTTACTCTTCACCAAACACCGCTTTTTATAAAAAGCAATTCCATAACACAATACTTCCTCATAAGCATCTTCAAACTCTTTTGCATACATCTTTGTGTTGATCTGATCTAACGCCTTTTGACAGTCTTTTTCCAAATCTTCTAATTTCCTTGAATACTTTGCTTCAAATACTGCAACTTGTCCTGTTACATCATTGTAGATTACAATATCACTTCGTCCTTCTCCATGCTCTCTATTCGACTCTACACTATAACCTGCTCCTGCAAAGATTCCTGCAAGAAATGCATGATAGAAATTTTCTCGGTAATCATAATAACTGATCGTCATTCGCAGTAATGTGCTGATTTCTTTTGTTGCCTTATCCGCATCTTTGTTCCACACTGCATCAAATAAATCTTTCCGATTCGTAACTCTTGCACTGTCTTCAAACCATTTCCTTACAGTTGATTCGAAAATTTCTTTTACTTCTTTGTTTGGAATTCTTAATTCTATCTGACCATCCTTATCACGTTCTCCGACTTTTGTAAGATATCCAGTAAGATAGAGAATACTCCATAAATTATCTTCTGATGAATGTAGATAATCATATGTGAGGTCTTCTTCTATTTTCTGACAGATGCTTCCACCTGCGATCAATACTTCTAGTTTTTTTCGTATAGCAGCTCCTGTATAATCAATAAAGGAGCGAATGATCGCATTATCACTGGTATTCTTCCAGTAGCTGACTGGTCTTGCATTCAGATCATTTTGAAGATCTCTTAGATAATTCATGACATCCCATGGGCAATAAACTTCAAACTCTCCAAAATTATATCCATCATACCATTCTTTAATCAGATCCGCTTTCTCTTCAATCTCCGCATCTGCTAAAAGCTTATCTACATCCTGTTGTGTAAATCCATAATATTCATTGTATCTTGTGGATGAAATCGTATCTGATACAAAGTTATTTGTTCCAGTGAAAATACTTTCTTTGGCAATCTTTAGGCATCCTGTGATGACTGCAAACTTTAATGAGGAATTGTCTTTTAAGGCTGTACTAAGCAAACCTTTCATAATTTCTAACATCTCTTTGTAGTAACCATTACTACTTGCTTTTGCAATTGGAACATCATATTCATCAATTAAAAGGATCACTGGCTTTTTATAATAACTTTTCAGCATATTGGTAATTCTTAATATACAACTTTGAATTTCCATCATACTTGCACTACAAGTCTTTAATTTTTGAAATACCAGTTTATCCCCTTCATCTATCTCATCACTATCCAACAAGTATACATGTTGTTTACATGCTTCAGATATAATAAATTTCAAAAAATTAAACGCATTCTCAAATGTAGTTCCATCTACATCCTTAAAAGACAAAAATAATGTCGGATACTGATTCATCCATTTCTCACAAATCTCGACCTCATCAGATATCTCAAGTCCTTTAAACAAATGTCTGCTATCTTTCCTGATATCCAAAAAACTGTTCAACATATTCATCGCCATCGTTTTTCCAAACCGCCTAGGCCGCGTAATCAACGTCACCTGATCCATCTCACCCTGTAACAACGTCTTGATCAATCCGGTCTTGTCCACATAATAATAATTCAACTCTCGAATTCTCTCAAAATCCGAAATCCCAACAGGAATATTTAGATTCTTCATCTCTTCCTACTGCCTCCTTTCTTTTATTAATTATATATTGATAAACATATATTCGCAGTTCAATTATGTTAAATCTTTAAACCAATACATGTTATAGCCAACAACCTTCCAGAATCAATAGTTAATCATTTCTATTTATTCACTTCGAAATGCTGATAATCCTTAGAGCTTCTCCACTTACCACCCCAGCTGAATCCATATTTCTTAAAGATCTTATAAGCTGTGTCATTCTTATGGATCATATATCTTTTATATTTTCCTTTACATTTAGACGTCTTTCTCTGTTTATACACCTTACCATTTGCCGGTGATACCTTATTTCCTTTGACCCACGGATTGATCCTTGGATTGATATCGATAGCCATTCCATAAGAATGGTTGGAAAGTTTCGTCGTTCCACTGATCACACGATAATTAAACGCAGAGGTATTATTTGCAGCCATAGACTTCTCATCATTCGCACCATAATCATCGATCAATCTCATTCTCTCAATTCTGTATTTCTTCTGATAAAGAGCATAAAAGACCTTGACCGTTTTCTTCGCTATCTTCTTGTTAACGATCAACTCACCCTCTTTTACCTTCCCATCAAAACCATAATGAAGAACCTGTACATATCTTAAATCAGACAATTTAATATTATTATTCTTCCGATAAGATTTTCCCGTGATCCTCTTTTCAATATTCGGAGAAATCTTCTCATAAGTAAAGCCTTTTTTATAAGTATATTTCGAAGCTGCATTCGCAGATTTTCTCTGTAAACAAACTGGAATCACAGCAACTGTAAATGCTGTCAATGCAATTATCGTAGTTAATTTCAATTTTGATTGATTCATTTATTTTCATCCTTTCCAAAGCTTTAATATTTATCTTAATCGATTTCATTATAACATATATTCCGAAGTCCCACACTCCATACCTTGAAGCATTTCAAAACAACAATTCAATATCCGTTACTGAAAACTTATAAAAAGTTATAAACCTTTATGTTCCATTCCTACTTCAACGAGTATGCTTTTGTAACGAATCAATTCATGTACTACTCACAAGTTCCTGTACTCTCCATAGGCGTTAATTCCTGACTAACGTATCAGTACATATCTGTAATCACTTGAATATATT